GCTGACCAAAATCTGCGCCATCGTGTTGGTGGAGGCTGGCCCCGGCAGCTGCGTAGAGGCGGTGGCCGAAGCGTTGCTCGCGGTGACCGTAACGCTCGGTGCCAGGCCGCCTGTGTTGCCGCCTAAGGCGGCCACATAGTTCGGTGCGAAGCTGCGGTTTTCCATGGCCTTAAACGATCTGCGAGAGCACGGGCAGGCCGTTCACGACGTTATCCGCACGCTCCACCCCGATGATGAAGGTGGTGCCGCTGGGAATGGTTTGCGAGCTGCCGGTGGAGTTCATGAACTGAACGGAGAGCGTATTGGGCGCGCTCACCCATTGATTGGTGGCCGAGATGCCGGCCACATGCGAGGTCTGGTTCAGCTCCACCAGATCGCCCGGCAAAAGCCCGACGATTGAGAAGGTGGCGACGGTCGAGGTTTGCGTCGTGACCGTGATCGCCGCGGTCGTCGCGTACTGCAACACGAATTCGTGCGCCATGTTGCCTTGCGCGTAGGTAGTAGGTCCCGGCATGAGATGTCCTTAAGGAAAAAAGGCCGCCAGTGGCGCGGCCTTGGAGTGCGCGGCGTTCGTGAAGGGAAAAACGCTGCGCTAGGGGATCACCAATCGAGCTGGTTGCCCGAGGCAGGCGCGGCCCAGTTAGCTAGCGGCCTGAGCACATTGACCGTGTAGATCGTGCTCGCCGTGGGCGTGATCGAGCTTGCAGTCGGGTTGACGAATTGCAGGGTGAGCGTGTCAGCCGCGCTCACGCGGGCGTTCGTCACCGCGCAGCCGTTGGGCGCTGCGCACTGCACCTGCACAAAATCGGTTGTGAGCAGACCGATGCCGGTTGCGGCAAAGGATTGCTCCACCGCCGAGGCGGCTGCTACGGCGACGGGCGACAGGGTGAGGGAGAACACGCCGACTTTTTGGACATTGCCCACAGGCGCTGCCGAGAAATCCGGTGTGTCGAAAGCGGGGCCCGGATTCGAGCCGCCGACGTTGGTAACTACGGGGTATGCCATGATCGATCTCCTTTAACCTTGCAGCCGGTAGCCGAGCTGCCGGTAGAGACTGGAAAATCCGTACAGGACGTCCATACGGGTCGGCTCCGCGTCGTTGTTCACCGTGTACTGGGTCACCATGCGGATGGAGAGGCCCAGGTCGTCATCCTTCGCTCGAGCCGCCTCTGCCACCGAGCGCGGCAGCGGCAGATCGGCAAAAGCGAGCGCGAAGGCATCGCGGTAGAACAGAAGCCCCGCCACGCTCGAGGTGCCGGCTGCGGCGCCGCCATTGATGATGAGCGCAGGGGTTCCGGTGAACGCTGCGCTCGCCACGCAGTTCTGGAATTGCCCACCGGTGATCGCGCATTCGGCCACCGTGATCGAGAGCAATCCGCCGGCGGTCGAGGAATACACCCCGGTTGCGGCGTTGAAGGTGCCATTGGTGAGCGTCGCGGATGCGAACTGCGGGCCGCCCGGCACGGCGGCGCCGGACATCGGCGCGTAGCCTGCAGGAGGGATCACGACGAGTTGCTTTAAGGCCGAGCCGTACTGGCCGCGGTTCTGGGGGTTCGCCGGATAAAGCCCCGTCACCTGAATGATGTCGCCCACCGTAACGCGCGGGTTCGCCGATGCGGTCCAGCCCGAGGTGTTGAACACACCGGTCTGCGCCCACCCTGAGGTCAGAAGCCCGGAGCCCGCCACGGCGCTCGTCACGCCAGCGAGCACCGGTGTGCCGCCGCCGGCACCGGTGGTCAGGCGCGGGATGTTCTGATCCTCGAACCAGTCAAAGCCCGCGGTCTTCATCGCGATCGCGCCCATCTCGTAGATGTCGCTGATGCGAGCCTGGGGGTTGAACTGGCCCTTTAAGGCATCGGCCATCGAGGACATCGACAAGGGGTCGAGCACGGCGTTCGGCGTCATGCCCTTGGGCGCGCCCTCGAACGCCATGATCGCGCGCGCATCGGAAAACGCTTTGAAGGAGGTGGGCGCCGTGCCCCAGGTGCCGCCCGTCAAGCTCGTGTTCTGGTAGCCGAAGTACGCGCCATCGGAATCGATACGATTGGCGACCGCGGCCATCGCCGGCTTGATGAAGCGCTCCTTGAAGTCATCGATTTGCAGCAACAGGTCGACCTCTTGAAATTGCACATCGACGTGGAACTGATAGTTCAGCGACACCGGGATGTAGGTCTCGGTCGAGGGCTCCACATTCAGCGCAGGCCCAAAAGTGCCGAAGTACCGGGGCGGCCGGCGCACGTTGCAGGTGGCGCCGATTTTCGCGTTCTTTACCGCAAACTCATCGCTGTATTGGCGGTTGAATTTATCGGTGAGCACGCACTCGTTTGAGAGGACGGGCAGCGCCGTCTTCGTGATGTAGCTCGTGGTCAGCAGTGTGTTAGGCACGGACAATTGCTCCAGTCAAAATGGCGGTGGAGCGCCGCCTCACATCAGTGGCGTTGGCGTCGATACGCCGAGGAGCGACGTTTCGCTTCCTCGAGCTCGATCACTTCACGGGTCGTCATCTCGCGCGGGTCTTTTTGGACCGGCTCGGTGCCGCCGTTCAACGGGGTGATGGGGGGTGGCGCTTTGGATGATCGGGCTGCAGGGGCGCTCTCTTCGGCCTTCGCCGCGGGCGCACTTTCAGCCTTTTTCTCAAGTCGGGCTTCCAGTCGACCCAATGCCGCGACTGCGAGCACGGGGTCTTTTGCTCCAAGATTCAAGATGCGGGTGTACTCGCCGGGGTTTTTGCCAAAGTGATACATCACGGCGGCCGACATCGGGGACTTCATGATGTACGCCTGCATGTAACCCGGCGGAGCCTCTGGGTGCGCGGCGGCCAAGGCTTCTGCGGCCTCGGCCCAATCATCGACCGTTGCGGCGAAGGCCTTGTTGCGCTCGGCTCTCGCCTGATCCTCGCGCGCAGCTTCGGCTTGGGCCGCCTCCTCGCGCTGCTGCGCTTGGAACGCCTTGACCTTTTGCTCGGCGCGCCAGTCAATCTTCGCTTCCCAGAATTCCGCATCCGTCTTGAAATTCTCTCGAACCGGCTCTTTAGCCGAATCATCCGCGGGAGCTTCGCGTGGGGGTTGCTCCGTCGACCGAGCCTCTAACTCTGCCAATCGCCTTTCGGCTGCCAGACGCGCCAAGTACTGCTCGTTGCCGAACGCGTCCGCATCTCTCTGTGCCTCGACCGCCTTTTTAGCTGCTGCGTCAGCCTGTTTCTGCTTGAATAAAAGCGCCGCGATTCGCTTTCGCGCGCGCTCGCCTAATTCTTGATCCTCGGGGTCCAGCTCAATCTCGGGCGCGCTTGGCGCACCAGCCGGTTTCGCATCGGCGGCCGGCGCAGGCTTCGCCTCCGGCGTGCCTTTCTCAGCAGGGGTGCCCTCTGCGACCTTTTCAACGTGCGTGCTGCCATCGCTCGCGCGGGTTTGGACCTCGAGTGTCATGTCACATTGCTCCTAACCGCACCGAAAAGCCGGGTGCGAACGGGTTACTTAAGATTCAGCAGGCGCGGCTTTTTCAGCGCGCTCGGCGGCGGCGAGCTCGTCCCTGCGGGCGGCCTCGTCCTGGCGGCCTTTGACGTGCGTGTCGAGCAACGTGCCGGCCTTGTTGATCTCGGCGACCGCGATTGCGGTCTGCGCCTTGGTGTGCGTGTCCTCGGTGCGCACGAAGGCGTCCGTGTGCGTGTCGGCCTCGGCCCGATGATCGCGCAGGTTCTCGATCTGAAGTTTGGTCGCCTGCTCGTGCATCGATTTGGTAAGTCCGTACTTCAAATCCGCCTCGAGCTGCTGCACTTTGGCCTGCAAAACTTGCGCCTGCTTTTGCATCGAGCCGATGATCGACTGGGCCTGTTCGGGCAGCTCTTTGATGACCTGGGCCATGCCATCGGCGTTCAGCGGCACCAGGCGATCCGCCAACTGATCGGCACCGGCGAAGTCCGCATTGCGCACAATCAAATCGGCGCCCACCTTGGCGATCTCCTCGCCCAACGGGGTGCCGAGCAAGCTCACCATGCCCTCGAAGCCCTCTTGGCGCTTGGTGTCGTAGCCGGGGCCGGTGTCCATGATGATGTCGTACTCGCCGACGCTCATGTCGTTCTTGATCGACCCATCCGGCATGCGCTGATTTAACTGCACCATCTCAGGGGTGCCATCCTCCTGGATGATCCGCTGCAGGCGCGCCCCGTCGTAGTAGTGCGGGTACAGATCCACCAGAATGCGCCCGGTGAAGGCGATCGAAAGCGTCACGTTGTCGTAGTAGTGATAGTGGCTGTCATCGGCGAGCGCGCGGCGCTGCTTCAAGGCCACACCGCTCACCACTTGGCCTTGCGCATCCTGCTCAGGCTCATGCGGCTGGCCCGCGATGGCCATGATCATGTGCTCGTAGGACTGGCTCATCTCTGCCCAGCCGGCTTCGACCTGGGATGGCGCCTCTCGCTGTGGCGGCGGCAAGGTCTGCCCGTTGACCACCACCGGGTCATACACCAAGGCCGAGTAGGCCTTGGTGTTGGCATCGAACCACTCGGGGTGCTGCTCAATCTGTCCGGCCGCGGCCACCCAGGCGGCTTTCGGGGAGAGCGCAATCTTCTCCATTTTCATGGTTTCGGAGTAATTGAACAGCCGGCACGGCTCGGTCATGTTCTTGATCGCACCGTGGCGCTTTTTCTCGCCGTTTATGTTGAGCTTGCAGCCCTCGACCGCGATGATCGGAATCCATTTGCCGGGCAGGTTTCGCCGATCGATCACCCTCGAGCCCGAGAGGCGAAACCACTGCACCTGGCGGGTCGCGCTCTTTCGCTCAACGGCGACCTGGCGGCCTTTCAAATACTCGGTGGCGAAGCCGTGGCGGTCCGCATCTGCAAGCGCGACTTTGAGCACCCCAGGTGCGAACTCGGACTCGAACTTCGTCGTGCCATCGACCATCTTGAATAGCCGTTCGGGCTTCTCGACGATGCGAAAATACTCGGCCAAGCGGATTTCGTAGCGCGACTCCCAGTTCGCATCATCATCTCCCTGGCCGCCATCAATGAACTCCACGTTCTCGGCATCCGGGTATTGCTGACGAAATTTGATGCGCGTCATCTTCTCGGAGATGAGGTAGCGCATCGAATCCGACCCATCGGGCAGCACGCTCATTGGGTCGCGGTAGACCGTGAATGTGTTCTCGATCGGCTTGATTTTAAGCTCCTGATCGAAGCTTCGCTCGTTCAGGTACTCAGGCACGATGCGCCAATACCCCCAACCGATGGATAGCGCGCTTGAGGCGCCGGCATCGTAGGCGACGGGAGCTTGGGAAACCGCCTCGATGTGACGGGTCAGGCCGTTGATGAGCTTGGCCTTGTTCACATCGGCATCGGCCACAGGGTGCGCCTTGATGCGCGGGCGCTGCTGCTTGATCGAGTTCTCAACGCGGGTTAGGAGCGTATCGCAGTGGTTGATGGTGATCATCAGCCGCCCGTCTAGCTCGCGCGAGTTGTACAGATCCTGCGGCCATTGATTGCCGTCGCGAAACTGCAGCCAGTTGACCGCCTTCGAGCGGTTGTCGTTTTCGACCGCGATTACGGTTGAGAGAAAATCGCGCGCCTCGCGGTAAATTTCCTTCTCATCGACCGCGTTGATGTCCCAGCGACGATCTTCCGGAGTTTCCATCAAAAAGCCCAGCCCGTGCGACGCGGGATTGGCGCTTTGGCAACGCGGTTTTGCACCACGAACTGTCTTCGCATCATCATCGCGTAGCGTGTCGCTGACATCAGATCATCGCCCTTTTTGACGATGAGCCCGTCTTTGCGGTGATACAGGTTGAACTCCTCGAACCAGTCGGCGAGGTGCGAAAAAACATACAGGCGCCCGGTCTGCATCCGATCGAGCATCTCCATCACGCCCGCCTCCACGCCGCTCGTGCCATCCTCGAACGTTGCGCGCGTGTCCATCATGCGAAGGCCTTGCTCGGCGTACTGCTTGGCGAGCTGCTCGCCCGAACCCTTGTCGTGCTGCAGGCCGTCATGGGGCCACGCCCAAGGCAGCCACGTGCCCCAAGGCTTGACCGCGCCGGCAAAAAGAAGCGGGGTCTGCTCTCGAGCGCGAAACACGTGCGTGACGTAGAGCACATCGGCGTCTCGGTCCCAGGCCAAGCGCACACCGGCGCTCGGGTGATCCCAGCCAAAGTCAATGCCGCAGCCTTGCACCCAGTGCGCAGGGATCGCAAAGGGCTCGCACGTGATATCGACCTGATCGACGGGGAACACGCGCCCGGAACCCAATTGCGGGATGCCGCGCGTTCGGGCATCACGCTCAAATT